TGGTGCAGAGTATATTAAGCGCAAGAAGGGTCGTGCATCTATTACATATGTGCATCCCAACATGAAAGAATTCACAAAGGATACATATGGATGTATTCTTTATCAGGAGCAGGTTATGCAGGCTTGTGTTCATCTTGGTGGAATGTCATATGCAGAGGCAGATAAAGTCCGTAAAATTATCGGTAAGAAAAAAGATGCGCGAGAGTTTGATGCATTTAAGGACAAGTTCGTATCTGGTGCTAGCCAATATATTAATCAGTCAAGTGCAGAAAAATTGTGGCACGACTTTGAGGCACACGCAGGATACTCATTCAATAAGTCTCACGCAGTTGCATATTCAATGATTTCATATTGGACTGCTTGGTTGAAGAAGTATTACCCACATGAGTTTATGTTTGCCTTACTGAAAAATGAGCATGATAAGGACACAAGAACCGACTACCTAATTGAAGCCAAGAGAATGAATATTAGCGTTCGTCTCCCCCATGTGAATGAGTCGGATATAGACTTCACCCTTGAGGGAAGTTCAATTAGATTTGGTCTTGGCAATATCAAATATATTTCAGAAAACATTGCAAACAAGCTAATAGAAAACAGACCATACACATCTTACAAACATCTAATTGAAGTTTCTTCCACAAAGGGGTCTGGTATTAATAGTAGAGCAATTGATGCACTCAATAAGATTGGAGCATCGGCGTTTGACGACCACCCAAGAGATGGAAGTGAAAGAGAAAATTTCTATGAATATCTAAATATTCCAGAGTTTGTCAACGATGTACCGAACTGGCTCAAGGCTTATTTTGATGATCTTGAGAATTATGAAGAAGTCGGTTGCTTTATTTTTATGGCTATGGTAAAATCCATTAAAAGAGGAGACGGCTGGAGCCGTGTAGAAGTAGTAGATAAAACTGGAGGGGCTGGCATATTCCATGACCAAGACACAGAAATTGAAGCAGGAAGAGTATATGTTTTCCTCGCTGCAGATAATAGAATCGTTAATTATGTGGCAGTTGAAGACATTAAAGATATTAACAATCCGTTTGTTAAATATCTTCAAGCGAAAACTCTGATTCTTGCTTCAGATGAATTCTATGTTGTAGATTTTTCTGCAAGAAAGACAAAAAGGGGTGACAAAATGGCTAGCGTTGTTTTGGCATCAGAAGATAAGCAACTTACATCGGTTGTAGTTTTCCCATCAATGTATTCAGATGCATTGGTGAATATAAAGGTTGGAGGAACTTGTAAACCCATCCTTGAAAATACAAAAACAGGTTCATTAACACTGAAGGGATTTATAAAATGAATTTAGACGAAATGGCAAAGACAATACATAGAACTGCTAAGGAAAAGGGCTTTTGGGACCCAATGAAAAAGAAGGGTATGGATCATTTTGTATTTTATGCAAAGCAACTAGCTATGATTCACTCTGAGGCTACAGAAGTTCTTGAGGCTCTTAGAAAAGATAAAGGGCAGGAACAGATTGTAGAAGAGATTGCAGATATTATTATTAGGACTTTGGATCTTTATGAAGGACTGATTGAGCATGGAGTAATTAATTCTACGCACTCATTAAATGATTCTTTGGCTAAGAAGGCAGCATATAATATCACCAGACCCAAGATGCATGGGGTGGCAGGATGAAAGAAATTGACATAGAGGCTGTATTGTCAAAACTAGATTCTAAAATTAGAAATAAAGTTTTGAATGCATCGGATGTAAAGATTGAGAAGCAACCAACCCCAAGCCTTGGACTTAATGTTGGTCTTAAGGGTGGCTTTGCATATGGAAGACAGGTATTGATTTGGGGGAATAAGTCTGCTGGAAAGTCTTCTTTCTGCTTGCAAATGATAGGGATGGCGCAAAAAGAAGGAAAGACATGTGCGTGGATCGACTCTGAGCAGTCATACTCTGCTGAATGGGCAGAACAACTAGGTGTTGACTCAGATAAACTAATCTACTCGCCAGCAAAAACAATCAACGACATGGTTGATGTTGCCACACAATTGATGCAGGCAGGAGTGGACATTATTGTCGTAGACTCAATCTCTGCTCTTTTGCCAGCCATCTACTTTGAAAAAGATGGAGAGGAATTAAAGCAGCTTCAAGACACCAAACAAATTGGTGCTGAAGCAAAGGATATGACACATGCAGTAAAGATGATGAACTATGCAAATAAGAATACACTTCTTGTTCTTATTTCCCAGCAAAGAAATCAATTTGGTTCAATGCATGCATCCCATATTCCCACAGGTGGTATGGCAGTAAAATTCTTCTCTTCAACAATTGTAAAGCTTTGGTCTAGTGAGGCTGAAGCCAATTCAATTAAAGATAAGATTCAGGTTGGAGACAGGCTCATTGAGCAAAAGGTTGGACGACCAGTAAACTGGACAATTGACTATAACAAAACTGGACCGCAATTTATAGGCGGAAGCTATGACTTCTATTTCCAAGGAGACCCCGTAGGCGTTGATTCAGTTGCAGATTTAGTTGATACAGCAGAAATGATGGGAGTCATAGAGCGAGGCGGTTCGTGGTATACTGTGCTAGGAGAAAGATATCAAGGACGCTCTAAGGTCATTGACGCAATAAAGAACGACCAAGATAAAATAAATGAATTAAAGGAATTGGTGTATTCTAAAATATGATTAATCCAGAAGAATTTATTAATATTAAAAAAGATACAGACAAATATGAATCGTTTAAAAAAATGGATTCATCGTACATGTGCCAAGAGGTTGGCTGTCACAAGTATTCAAATAAAACATATCACGATCCTAAAGAGGGCGTAATGATATGGGTATGTCCAGATGGACACGAAAATAAAGCAAAGGCAAGATTTGAATGAGTGAACGATCTGAAATTAAAAGAATGAATGCCGTTGGGCATAAAAATTCTGGTCGCGGAAAGTACCAAAAAGCAGATGCTTCTTGGAGAAACTTTGTAGTCGATATAAAAGAATATAAAAACTCATTCTCATTGACAAAAGATGTTTGGGCAAAGATTGTAACAGATACGCTTAAGACAAATAAAAGCAAATTGCCAGCATTAAAGGTTATCCTAGGAGATGAGCAAAAGATTAGACTGGCGGTAATAGAATGGTCAGTATTAGAGGAATTGGAAAGGTTGGCATATGGAGACGACAATTGATGTAATAAATCAGGTTGCCGAATTCCAAGACATGCATGAATTTTTGCAGGATGAGGAATTAACAGAGGCTCTTGGTATTATAGTTAAAATAATGACAAAGCCAGATGTGCCACCAGCACAAGCACTTGTCCTTATTAATAAGATTCAGGCTTTATCAGCAAAGTTTGGTATTTTGGCTACTTGGTATTCAACAGTTGCTAAAGGTCCAAGCGGAAGCATAAATTATGTAAAGAAAAATGTTTACTATACAATGAAGGATTCTCTGGACAAGCTGGTTGATTCTTTGAAATACACAGCAAGGTTTAACTTAGGATAATATTATGACAAAGAATTTAATAAAGAACTTGACAAGCAAACCAAAGAATACAAAAATAGATCCCAAAAAGCTTGTTAGGCAAATAAGCAAGGCTTATGTTTATGATAAGAATAAAGTAGAGAAGAGGCAAAAGTTTACATTCTCTCCATCAACTGTTGGATATAGTCATGGTACTTGTGCAAGATATTGGAACCTTGTTTTTTCTGGTGCTGAGTTCGAGGAAACATTTACAGCGCAAGGTATAGCTGCAATGCAAAATGGCACAGACTCACACAATAGATTGCAAAAGCTAATGGTTGATAATAATCTTGTAAAAGAAATTGAGCGAGAGATTAGATTGGCAGATCCACCAATTCGTGGATTTGCCGACCTTATATTTGAGGTTGATGGTCAAGAAGTTGTCGGAGAAATCAAAACAATTAAAGACGAATACTTTACAGTTAGAAAGAATAACTCAACCCCATCGGATAGCCACTTAGTACAGTTACTTATCTACATGAAGGCTTTGGATCTTGAAGAGGGCGTATTTATTTATGAAAATAAGAACACGCATGACTTAGCCGGAATCTCAGTAGTGATGTCAGACGAGAATAAAGAATATATTGATTATATATTTAATTGGATGCGAGAGGTTTATGCTGCTTGGAAAGATGGAAAGAACATCAAAAGACCATTTACAAAAAGCAGTAATTTCTGCAAATATTGCCCAATTATGGAGGATTGCTGGTCAAGACCAGATGGTAGAACAAAAATAGAAAGTTTAAAGGTGAAGAAGCTTTGAAATCATGTAACTTTTGCGAAAAAGAATTTACCCCTAAAAGTAAAAATCAAAAGTATTGTGATTCTGAATGTTGTAGAAAAGCAACAAATAAGAAGATAATGAAAAAGTATTATGAGAATAAAGAAAGATTAAAGGGGAAAGCTAGAAATTGTAAAAAGTGCAACCTTCCCCTTAGCAGATACAATCCACTTGAAATATGTTATGAGTGCGATAAAAAATCAAAGAGATATAACGAAGAGAAATTTAAGAAGGCTTTAGGATATGTCACTAACCAAGCTAAATAAATTCTATGGGAACACAGTTCTAGGAATAGATTCCTCAACAAACTCATTTGCTTTTTGTTATTTTGATGGCAAGCCTGTAAGATGGGGCAAGGTTGTTTTCAAAGGTGAAACTGTAATTGATAGAATCATTGATGCAAATTTAAAAATCAACTCATTAATGGAAAAAATAGATGCAGTTGATTTGGTTTGCCTAGAATCTCCAATAATGGTAAAATCGCATGATGCGAGCATCAAGATGTCGATGGTTTTTGGATCTGTTGTGGCTGCAATTCTTAGAAATGGAAACAAGGTCGTTGATATATCACCAACAACATGGCAGTCTTACATAGGAAATAAAAACTTCACAAAGCAGGAGAAGCTGAACCTTGCTCAGGCAAATCCAGGAAAAAAAGAGTCTTGGTATAAAAACCAAATAAGAGAAATTAGAAAGCAGAGAACACTTGATTATTTTAATCAGAAATTCAGTATGGAAGTCACAGATAATGATGTTGGCGATGCAATTGGTGTCGCATACTATGCGTACAATGAGATGATGAATCATGAAACTTTATAAAAGTAGGGTATGGCTAACAAAAAGATACCAAATTGATAAAAAGACTATTGAGGAAATAGCAAAAGAATGCAACACTAGTCATCAAACTATTTATCGTTATCTGGTAGAATATGGACTTATAAGAAATCAAAGGAGCTGGAAGTGAAAGAAACATTAAAAGACTTAATTAAAAGCGCTCCCTCTGGTCAGGATATTTATGACACTGGGGTTGAGATTATAGAATTGCTACTAAGAAAAAATATTTCTTATGGTGATTCAGCATTGAACCCAAGACCAATATTTTCTAAGGCAGACAATTCAGAAAGTTTGGCTTCTAGGATTGATGATAAGCTGAATAGAATAGCTAATGGCACAAATTATCCCGGAGATAATGATATCGATGATTTGCTAGGATATCTCATTCTCTTTAAGATTAGGCAAAGAAGAAATGCTGCGGCAAAGTTAGACAAATCCGCCGTCTAATGATATAATAGGAGTACTATGCCAACATATACATATACATGCGTTCCCTGTGACAAAACAGTCACAAGGATAACTAAGATTGACCAAAGGGATTCACAGTATTGCGAGTGTGGTCATGAGCTAATTAGAGGTATTGACAGGCCCGGACTTGTATGGGCTCCAACAGCAGGAGGATATAAGTGATAAAAAGGAAAAAGCATAAGCCAAAGGTAAAGCCATATTTTCACAATGACAATATTTATATAACCTACGAGTTTGAGCACAAAAAACACAAAGTACAGCCCGGAGATCTTTTAAAGATTAAATATGAGCGCGGTGTTTTTAGATTCATTAAGCTTGTTCACAATAGAGATAAAGATGTAACTTGGATCGACTGCATGGATAAAACTAATGGAGAATTCAGATCTTTCTATTTAGATAAAGTAAAAGGATTGCATGTTGCCAAGGTAAGTAGAAAGAAAAAGGAAAATGTCTGAACTTGAATTAGCCGATAGATGGGAAAGTATCAATAAAGTTGTTGCCTTGTTCCTAAAAGGAAAAACTAGTCCAACAGAAATTGCTAGACAAACTGGTTTCAAGAGGACACAAGTTATTGAATATTTGGATGAATGGCGCTCAGTAATTCATAGCGACAAGCAGGTTCAGATAAGAGCAAGAGAAGCACTTACTGGAGCCGATCAACATTACTCTATGCTAATCGATGAAGCTTGGTCTGTAGTAAAAGAAGCAGATGTCCAGCAGAATTTAAGTCAAAAAACAACAGCACTTAAACTTATTGCTGATATTCAGCAGAAGCAAATTGATATGTTACAAAAGGCTGGTGTTATTGATAATAATGAAATGGCTGCAAGAATTATTGAAACTGAGGAAAAACAGGAAGTTCTAGTGTCAATCTTAAGAGAGGTTGTTACTCAGTGTGAGAAGTGCAAGCCTAAAGTATTTGAAAGATTGAGTAGGATAACTGGAAGAGCAGAAGGATACTAATGAGCGGCTTTGATTTCTCAGATATTTTAGATGTTCTTGGTGATAACGAATTTGAAGAAAAGCCAGTAACACTTGAACAATTTGTTACCGATAAAAACTATCTGTCGTTGCCACCACTTTCAGAATATCAGTATCAAGCAATCAGAGCAATGACTCAAGTATTTAAAAAGAAAACTCTTATTAATCTTTTTGGAGAAGAAGAAGGAAACAAGAGGTGGAAACAAACCTGTAATGAGGTTATTCTTCAGCTTGGCAAAGGTTCTGGTAAGGATTATATGTCTACCATTGCTGTTTCTTATATTGTTTATTTGTTATTATGCCTAAAAGATCCAGCAGGATATTTTGGAAAGCCTCCGGGAGACGCTATTGATATTATCAATATTGCTATTAACTCTGAGCAGGCAAAGAATGTTTTCTTCAAAGGATTCAGAAATAGAATTGAAAACTCTCCTTGGTTTGCTGGAAAGTACAATGTTACAGCTAACGCTGTAGCCTTTGACAAGGCAATTACCTGTCACTCTGGTCACTCAGAAAGAGAATCTTGGGAAGGTTACAATGTTATTGTTGTAATTCTTGACGAGATTTCTGGTTTTAATTCAGAGTCAACATCTGGAAGTGAGCAGTCAAAAACAGCGCAGGCGATCTATGATATGTATAGAGCTTCAGTAGATTCTCGCTTCCCAGACTTTGGCAAAGTTATTCTTCTTTCATT